TTAAAGCGCGTTTTTATTCTTTCAATTTTAGGCGTTTATTCACTATGTTTATTCTTTCGACTTTTTTTGATTTTGCGTTTTTTCTTATTTGCTCTTTGACTACGCCTCTTGCCGTGTGGTAATGTTGGTTGCATTACAGCATCTGAATCTGAACTTAAATAAGATACTTTTGAACGTAATGATTCTGGAGTTTCACTAGAGAAAGAATATGGCGGTTCATCTCTTCTTTCTTCATCATTATCTTGGTCTAACGCTGTTACTTGCGCTTTTGTTGTATCTTTCCTAGGACACGGTGGTTCCGTATCGACGTAAGATTCATCGTTGAACGCACAATTGTGTATAGGTTTTCCACCCTTATTAAGCGGAACTGCGTGAAAAACGGATATTAATTTCATATTTTTTTCATTTTTATTAAAATCTTCTTCTATTATGCATTCTGGTGCAATATTTTTTTTATTGAAAGTATTATAATTAAATAATATTTTATATTTTATCGCAGATTGGTCTACGCCAGTCGGACGTCGTGGATTTGGTTGAAATGCGTTATATACAACATCAGAACTGATACGATCCGAAGGGAGGTTTACAAAATCACTAAATACTACTTTATCGATTCTCAAGCGTTCTGGGAGCAAAATTTTTTCTTTATCATTATTTATTTTTGCGAATACATTAGCGTCTTCCAAATTGTTTTTTACGAATTCAACCATATCCTTGGTTTCGTAGCAGTTAAGTCCCACTGAATCCATGTGTTTATACAGATGGCGAGTGATTCCAATATTTATTTCTTCGCCAGTTTTAAGGCGCCATTTCCACAAATATACATATAAACCGTTATTTTCAGTCGAACGACTTCCACCATCTCCACAATCGGGTTTGTCTTTTTCAAATCTACAGCACGTTCCTCCTCGTTTTAATGATCTCCGTTTTCCCGTCATATATATTATAATTTATAATAAAATTTTTTTGCAAAACTATCTCTTTTTACGTGTGCATTTGAAACTCGCGTCCCGCTCGTATCCATCTTTACATACATTTATGCATCTCTTAGTCTTGGGATTTCGCTCTTTGCCTGCAGGACATGCCTCGGTATTATCTTTCGGAACCTTTGTTTTTATACACCGTCCCGTCTTGGGATTTCGCTCTTTTCCGGGAGGACAAGGCTCAGCATTGTCTTTCGGAACCTTTGTTTTTATACACCGTCCCGTCTTGGGATTTCTCTCTTTTCCGGGGGGACAAGGAGATGGGTCGGCATTGGCAAAAGCGTCATCCGGGTTTTTTAGTTTAGGGATGCGAATGCGCTGCCGCTTCGATTTGAGAGGGCTCGGCAACTTTTTCTCCACCGCAATTCCATTTACAATTTCCATGTTATATCGATCCAAAAGATTAAATTCGTGCAGAACGGAATGATAATCGGCAATGAACGCGTCAATATTATAACGAGTAACCAATACCGGATTTATAGTAAGATAAAACATTCTCTCCAATCGAACCGAAAGATCATCATCTAAATGTTTTTTTGCCTCTTGAAGCCAATAATTAAGAGCTATACCAACACCAAAAATATCAATAGTGTCCAATGCTTTATTTAAAAAATCCTCATATTTCATGCTAGGCATAGATATTATTGAACCGGACCTTATAATAAACGCTTCATACCCGTCTATATAATATTCAACGGCTTGTCTAAAATCAGATTTATCGGCTGTAAAATAAAAAAAATGTTTTAAATTTTGGAGTCGCAAGCTCTTTCGATCTTTTACTTTTGTTATTTCTTCTTCTTGCAGACGATCATTTTTTGTAATATCAACGAATTTTTTTTTATTTATAAATTGAAGTTCCCATGGATAAGACCAGTGAAAAAACGCCGACCCACATGCGTTTTTTTCAGCATCCGCTTTCACCGCGCTTCTATTTTTCATCATTCCAAAATCTATAAAATTCAAACGACCGGTTTTCTCATTATAAACAATATTTTGCGGTTTTAAATCAAAGTGAATGAGGTCATTATCTAAAAATAATTTAAGTCCCGTCAAAAGTCGCGGTATTTCTAATAAAAATTTTTCGCAATTCTCGGTGCTCATCTCAGACTTGGACCAATTTCGCATATTGTCTGTATAGTTTGCCAAATTGTCACCGCCATCATCCATCACTATAAGATTGTAATTTTCTATATCGTCTAAAACCTCGGCTCCAATCTTACATTCTTCAACCGCGCTTGTAGATAATGCGTCAAGATCGGCTAAATTGCATTTATGCGGTTTTCCTAAATAAAAATCATTTTTTTTATCTGCCTTGGAAACTTTACTATATTCGAGCATTTCGTTTTTAGCATCCGTCGAATGTAATATTTTAGAAACCTTTTTATTATAATCAATCGTAGTTTTTTGTTTGCATTCTAAACTGGGTTTTAATACGCAACCATAAGTACCTTGTCCAATTACTTCGGGTTTGGCCATTTTATTAATTGATCTTACTATATGGCTGTATTTTTATTGGACAAATAAAAATATATACACATTAGGGGGAACCCCCGGTCATCAGAATCCGCTTCGCGGATTCCAGACCCCTTCATCAGAATCAGCGAAGCTGATTCCAGACCCCTCCCCGCCCTTCGGGGAATTCCGATTCCTTACCTTTTTCCATCATAAGATTTCTTGATGGAAAAATGCTATAATTTTCCTGGGTTCCCGGTGGATATTGCTGATACACATTCTTGAATATTTTATCACTTTAGAACAATCTCTTTTTTCTCAAAAGAGAAAACTCCTATCTCGTCGAGTGTACTCGAGTCATATACCACGTTGTGGTCGTCTACAAAATATTCTTTTTCATAAACAATTATTCGCCTCACCTCAACCAATAATACAGACGCACTTTTTCTAACCCAATGAGAAACGCATCCATCTTTGGTGCAATTTTTTGCATCCGCCTTGCCTAATGGGCAGTTGCCGCGCGGACACCATTGATGTCTACAACACGGACAATGCCTTTTTTTATATGCAGATACGTGCATAGTCAAACAATTGACATGAAAACCGTGACCGCAACAAGTGATGAAATGTTCCTGCTCCTCCACATCTTCCAAACAAATGGGACATAACACTTCATCGGAATCGGACATGATTTGGTTGGTTGGTTTTCGGCGCCTTTGAATAAACGCAAAAAAACTTTCAATTTTACGCAACAATATATTTATTTTTACTTTTTTCGGTAAATTCCGTGAAATAATATACGTTTATAATAAAACGAAACAACGCCAATTTCATCGAGTGTAGTCGTGTCATAAATATTTTTATGATCATCCGTATAGTATTCTTTTCCCTCAATGACGACCAGGCTTACTCCAATTGTTTCGTCGGTGGTTTCATTTATAACCGCGGCATCATCATATGTTAGATTATCGTAAAACTCTTGGCTCCATGGATTTCTCTGATAAGACCATCGTGACATACACCCTCTGACGCAATCCGGGAATTCCGTCTTTACAAGCGAACAACATTCTCCTCTTCTTGACCACTTATGTCTGCACATAGGACATGTCTCCTTTCTGTAAGAAACGATATGCGCCTGAATACATACTCCGTGAAATTTATGCCCACAGCACGTGTTGATATGTCTTTTAATATATATATCATCTAAGCAAATGCTGCACGTTTCTTGGTCAGACTCGGACATGATTTGATTGGTTGGTTTTCGGCGCCTTTGAATAAACGCAAAAAAACTTTCAATTTTACGCAAAAATAAATGATATATATGTATATATGTATATATATGAAAAATACAAAATATACCGGCGGTGTTGTTCCCATTACGCAAATGGAAACAAAAACCGCGTTTAATAATTTTATTGAAAATTCCGATATTACACTTTTACCTGTAAAAACGGGAAGTGGATTTATATTTGTTTCAACGTTGAAGCCGGATGTTCCTTCTTTATATAAAAATATACGCAAGTCGATATTTAGTAAAAAAGTAGATAAAATTATCATTAAACTGGTTGCGATTTCGCCGGATTATGAAGGTTCTAAAAAAACATGGACGAGCAGCATTGCCACAAAAGACATAGAAAAAAGAAGCGGTTTTGATAATGAATGCGATATACAAACAGAGGTCTTTGAAAAAACTAAATATAATTCTGATCCAATTTGTCCGGCCATTGTTTACTCTTCCGTCGTAGAAAATGAGTCGGACTCGATCGACTTTTTGGAAAAAATGGTGAACGTGGCGTCCATTGATGCGCGCGATATATTAAACGAAATTCAAGAAAATATAAAAAATAAAACCATACCTTCGTTGGGAATATTGGCCATGGAAATGGCGGATGGCTATAAATCTCTTAGTGAGATGTATTCAAAAGAAGATTCTGAAATTATAAAACGGATGGAGACCATGGCTCGATTGAGAATATTACAGATGGCCATATATACCGGATATTCAATCCACGATTTCAATACTGGTAATATTTTGGTGAATCCCGACGCAACCGGATATTACAAAGATATTCCGGGGCACGTTATAATCATTGATTTTGGAGCTGCGGAGAAATTGGACGACGATACTCTTTCAAAAATTCGACGCCATTATAATTCTGAGAATTATGTTGCTGCGCTGACGGTTTTCAAAGATTTGGTAAGAAAAGACGGCGCAAAACTAAACTATTTTGAAATACACGGATGGCTTTATTATAGATTTAATAAGAAAGTTCAAAAATCGTGCAAAAAAAGGAAATTTAAACCTTTGCGCATTTTAAATGCGCATGGAATCGTTGCCTCTGCACCGATAAATCGCCCAACATTGGCTGATTTATCGGTGCAGAGGTGTAAAAAAATGGGCAAGGAATTGCGAAGACCGTCTTCTGCCGCGGTTTTGTCATATAATTCCAAAATAAATGACTTGAAATTGGCGGAAGAGCTTATGATAAGCGAAGCGACGGACAAAAGCGAAGCGACGGACAAAAGCGAAGCGACGGATAAAAGCGAAGCGACGGATAAAAGCGAAGCGACGGACAAAAGCGAAGCGGTGGACAAAAGCGAAGCGGTGGACAAAAGCGAATCGCGTATGATAATTGAAACTAGGGACCAAGATACAGAAACGAAAAGTAAGAAAAGTTCTTCTCGTAAAAAAGGAAAAAAAAGTGCTCGATCCAGCCGTAGATCTCTAGTTGCCAAATAAAATCTATTTCATAGCTCAGTTTTCATGAATTACTCATGAAAACTGTTATAATTTTCTGGATTTCGGTAGATAATGCGGCGTATTTTGTCTTATTTATTTTTACACATAATACGGCGCCAATATCGTTCTCGCGTCTGTATTAACACTCACTAAATATTTAAAATACGAATGGAGCGGGTTACGTGGTTCATTGTGAGTCCCTGCAATACACCCTGGAATTTCATTACCGCTTTGATCCTTACATGTAGCTATAACACCATCTCTCAACCATCTTGCTTGATCTTTTGGACTATCTTTATGTGGTACTTCTGCTGGGATTGGGACTGGAGGTAAGGTTATAATCGCTGCTCTAGTCGTAGCTGCGGCAGTAGGAGCCATCGTAGTTGGCGCGAGTGTAAGTGCAGCTCTGGTCGTAGGCGCGGCAGTAGGAGCCATCGTAGTGGGTGTGGGCGTAATCGCTGCTCTAGTTGTAGGCGCAGCAGTAGGAGCCATCGTAGTGGGTGTGGGCGTAATCGCTGCTCTAGTTGTAGGCGCAGCAGTAGGAGCCATCGTAGTAGGAGAGGTCGTAAGTACGGATGCAGTTGTAGCAACTGAATTTGGCGCAAATGTAGGCGCTTCTGTTTCTATAACTGTCTCTCCAGGTACGCTTGTGTTTTCCGGTACGCCTGCGTTCGTTGACGTATCCGTTGGATTCTCTTGTCCCTCGAATATTTTGGTATTCTTAAATAACATGGTCCAAAGAAAAAATCCGACGATCAAAAAACCAGCTAAAATAAAAAGGTTACGCATCAACCTTTTATTTTTGAAAACGCGTTTCACCATATACATTATATATATAATTTATATCAAATAGTTGTCTTTTTAATCTTCACAATCTTCGCCTTCGCCACCTTTTTCTCTCCCGATTGAATTACTTCGCGCTTCAATTTATACGCACCATACTCTTTCTCAAAGACCGCGAGTTCCTCCAGCCACATGGTTTCCAAACTTGTGGATTCCAACTTCTTCAATTCCTGCTCCGCGTTCGCCTTCTCCTTCAAGATGGCATCCACATTCTCTTGCGTCACCGAGTCCATTGGCATCTTGATCAAGTATTTGAAATCTCCGTCGATTTGGTCGAATTTCAGCTTTGTGAGAAGCTCCGTCACCTGTGGCGCCGTCTTCTTCCTCAGGTCCACCGATCCGTCCAAATTCGCCAAAATATATTTGGCGCGATTCGATAGTTTCACGAGTTTATTTCTAAGGGCATTGATCAAATACGCCTTCCTCTTTCTATATGCCTCCATTCGGACAAGGTAGAAATCATCGATGATATTTTGCACCGATCCATACTTGTGGAGCTTTCGTTTGGAATCAAACATATGCATATTCGTGCTCGAAATTGTTGTAGTCAACTTCAGCAACTTCTCCAGACCATTGACACCGGTCGCAGAGTCTTTGACAGATTCGAGTTCCGCCAGCTTATCCTTGGGAAACACGACCGTAATATCCACCGAAACTTCCGTGCAAATCGACGTGAAATCCTTGATCGATGGCGCCGACTTTTTTAAAGCGGCCTTTGTCGCAGGCTTCGCTGTCGCAGGCTTCGCTGTCGTAGTTCCATCCATCAGACCCTCCAGAAACGTGATGTAAGGCATCGTCCAGGTTCCAACGGGAAGCTCCGTAATGCGAATCTTGTCCTCTCCGATCTTCTCATAAAGTCCCTTGACCAAATATTTATTATCCGCGATCTTCTTGATGGAACCCTTGAACCCCTCGTAATAAGGCGCGAACTCCATTTCGTCAGTGTCCTCATCCGTCAACTTGTTTCGCAAATACTCGACAATTTGCGTCGGATTGAACGCCGGAATATTACACGAGAATCCCGTTCCAATACCAGAGATTCCGTTCATTAAAGCAAACGGTAGAATAGGCACATAGAACTCGGGCTCCACAATTGTACCATCGTCGTTCAAATAGGTCAAAATCGCATCATCCGCTTCCGGGAAAATCGACCGCGTGAGTGCATTGAGTTGCGTGAAGATATATCTCTCCGATGCCGAATCATCGCCGCCCTGCAGCCTCGTACCAAATTGCCCATTGGGCTCTAAAAGATTAATATTGTTGGAACCGACGAAATTCTGTGCCATGTTCACGATCGCGCCATTCAGGGACGCCTCACCATGATGGTACGCCGAGTGCTCCGAAACGTATCCGGAAAACTGGGCGACTTTAATTTCACTCGTCAGCTTACGCTTGAATGCCGAAAACAATATCTTACGCAACGAAATCTTGAGACCATCCACCGCATTCGGAATCGATCTCTCACAATCATAGGTACTGAAATGAATCATCTCTTTGTCCATGAATTGCTCGTATTGCACCGTTTGCGACTTCGTATCCAGGAACGCATCCTTGTCATAATTCTCGAGCCACGTCTTGCGATCGTCTGCGCGGTCTTTGTTGAAGATCTTATCGATTGTGTCGTCGCTCAGCTTGCCATTATACGCGAAATCCACAATCTTCTTATTGGCGAAATATTCCTTGAATTCCGCGCTCGTGCTCGTGCCGAGACCCTTGAAATACTTGATCGTCCATCCAGTGGGCCCTTGTAGCCCGAACGACTCCTTCCAGCTAAAATATTCTCCCTCATTATAAAACAGAACTGTCTGTTGTCCCTTCTTCGCCCTCAGAATAGGGGTGTTCATGAACGAGATGAATCCGGGGATCTTTGTCAGAGACGCCCATTCACTATGGAAGAGATTGATGCAGAGGCCCTTGATATGAGACCCGTCCAAATCCTGATCCGTCATGATCATGATCTTTCCATAACGGAGAGATCGATGAACGTCTGTGAGCGATGCATACATTTTTCCTGTCTCCAAGCCCAGAATCTTTTTAATATCCGTAATTTCCTTATTCTCGTTGATCTTTTTGACTTGTTGTCCGCGGACATTCAGCAACTTACCCTTGAGAGGATAAATGCCTATGGTATTCCGGTCATCGCTTGAAAGACCGGAAACGATGCCCGACAGCGCCGAAAGTCCCTCGCACAAAATCAAAATGCAGTTTTTAGAATCGGCCGTACCGCTTAAATTCGCATCGATGAAATTGGCTATACCGCGAATCGACTTGGTCTTGGACCCATCCGTCTTCTTCGCCTGCTTGTTTTCCTTGGCCTCCGTCAACGAACACGCGACGTCCATCACGCCCATCTTCGCGACCTTTTCCACGAATGCGTCCGAAACCGTGCACGCGGATCCGAACTTGGCAAAAGGAGTATTCATATAATCCTTCGTCTGACTATCGAACGCGGGATTCTCAATGTCGCATCTCAAGAACAAGATGAGCTGCTCCTTGATAGAGGCCGGGTTCACCTTGATCTTCTTCTTCTTCTCGATGTAATCGCAGAGTTTCCGCGTGAGCTGGTTCGTGATATACTCGACGTGCTTTCCGCCCTTGAATGTACAGATTCCGTTTACGAAGGAAACCTGAGTGAATTCGTGAGTCGGCGAAAGT